GTTATACATAACTTAATGAAGAAGTCAGGTGAGGATCAATTTACTGCTCCTGACAAGGGTGATGGTGTCCTTGATACACAAGGAACCATTGCAGACCTGGAGCGTCAATTGAGGGTAATACAAACAAGTCCTGCTTACTTTGATATTAACCATGCTGATAATAAAACAGCAGATGTAGAGGCCAGGACTCTTTCTTTAAAAATAGCTGAATTGAAAACACAGAAATAACAGACATCGGGTAGCTTGAAACAGTCCGGTTGCGCCCGTGATCAAGATCACGCATCCAAGAGATGTAAAACCCTAAGAACGTCCGGTCTACTGCCGGGTAGCGGCTTCTGAAGTTTAATATTTTTTTAACTTCAAGGAGCAATCCAAAATGACAGACTCAATAGATCAGGCGTTGGTAATAGAATTTTCCAGTGCCGTGATTATTCTTGCACAGCAAATGCAATCCCGTTTTCGGGGCAAGGTGCGTGAGAAACCAGTGCACGGTAATGAGGCTGCCGTAGAACGTCTTGACAAAGTAGACTCAATTGAGATTACCACTCGTCATGCTAATACAGTGGCACAAGACATCACACATTCACGCAGACAAATTAAAATGCGTGAATTCCGTTCAACTATCTTCCTTGACAAATTTGATGAGATACAGACCTTGATTGACCCAAAAGGGGAATATGCAAGGGCTACGGCTCGTCGTCTGATGGTTAATTTTGATGAAGTGGTAGCAGACGCATTTTTTGCCGATGTCAATACAGGGCGTACCTTTGGTACAACTGTGACGTTTGCGAACGATGATGGTACTACTATTCCCACAGGTTCCACGGGCTTGACCTACGACAAACTACTAACCGCTCAGGAAAACTTTATCAATAATAACGTTGGTGTAGATATGGAGGAAAAGCTTTTCATGGCTATTGCTGCACAACAAAATACCAACATTATGAAAGAGGAAGAGCTTACCTCTGGTGACTTTAATCGTCAGAATGATTTTATACGTGAAAAAGGACGTATGGTACAGGCAGCAGGGTTTGAGCTTACTCACTTCTCTGGCACCCAATCTCCTGCAATCCTTAACAAGACGTCAACCACGCGTGATTGTATTGCTTTTACCAGTGATTCAATCGAGGTAGGCATCAATCAGGATATCACTATTGAAGTTGATAAACGCCCGGATAAAAATAATCTATGGCAGGTTCAGGCTTCAATGTTTCTTGGTGCTACTCGTGTAGACGGTGCGAAAGTTCAAAAAGTTCAATGTACGGAGGTATAAATCATGGCTGTTGAAGACAAATATATTAATACGGATCAGGCAGCAGGAGATAAAACCGATGCTGTCTTAACTGGTGGTGGAATTCTTGTCACTCGCTCTGGTACTTTTGAATCAGAAGCGGCGGATGATGATGGTTCTGTTTACCGTTTATTCACTATTCCCAGTAATGCGGTTCCTGTTACTACGCCCACCGTGAGTGTTATCAAACACGATAATATTACGGGTGGTACAGACTTTGTATGTGGTCTGTATGAAAAGGGCATAGGTGAAGCGGTTGTTGATGCTGACGCATTCCTGACCACTACATCTTTTGCTAACACCACTGATGCTGCTTTCTTTGCAGTTGGTGATACAGTAGATAAATTGACCCAGGCAGTTTTTGATTATGCTGGGGAAACCACCGATCCCGGTAAGCAGTATGATGTCGCCATTACGGGTAATACCGTAGGAGCTGGCGGTACTATTACTTTCAGGGCGCAATATCTGGTACAGGGTTAAAGTGAAAGGGGTGAGATGGTCTCAAAGATTGATATTGCTAATCGTGCTCTAAACAATGTAGGACGTGCTGCGATCACGGCACTGTCGGAAGTGACTTTATTAGAGGATACTTACGATATACAACGTAGAGCATTATTAGAATCTCACCCCTGGAACTTTGCTTCTAAACGGGCGTCATTAAACAAACAAACGACTGAGCCCATATTTACCTGGACGAATCAATATACATTGCCTTCCGATTTTATCCGACTGGTTATGACGGAAGAAGAAGAGGAAAATGCACCATTGGGTGATCCGCTATTTAATGGATTCCTGACTATTTCTTTTTCTTCTTCATTCGCAAAAGCAGATGATTATCGTATAGAGGACTCAACCGAGGGTAAAATATTACTCTCTAATGATGATGTTAAACGAATTATTTATATTTTTGACCAGGAAGATTCTCAAAGGTTTTCAGCTACTTTTGTAACGCTTTTAGCAAAGGCAATAGGTGCAACAATGGCCTATAAACTAACGGGTAGTCGTACACTTGCCAACGATGAGAAACAGGATTTCCAGGAACTTTTCAGGTCCGCAACTACTGTCGATGGACAACAAAGTAAACTCCGGCGTATTGAAACTTCTGTCTTCACAGCTTCCAGGACGTAACAGTGGCAAGAGTAGCAATAGGTATCCGTGCATTTAATTCCGGGAAATTAACTCCTTTTGTTGCGGGTAGGGATGATGTTGATGCCTATACCCGTGGTTGTAAGACATTATCAAACTTTAAGCCGCGTCCACAGGGTCCTGCATCAAAGCGTTTGGGTACAAAGTTTGTCGGCAGAGTTAAGGACTCTACAAAGAAAACACGGCTTATTAAGTTTATATTCAGTGAGATAGATTCTAATATTCTGGAATTTGGTGAAGACTACATACGTTTTTTCACCACACAAGACAGAATATATGAGGCAACCCAGGCAATAACAGATATTACACAGGCCGACCCTGGCGTTGTCACAATAACAAGTCACGGGTACGCTAACGGTGATTGGGTAAGAATTGAATCTGTTGTTGGAATGACAGAGGTTAATGATACTTTATTTATTGTTGCCAACCAGACGGCTAATACCTTTGAACTCACTGACCTGGATGGGGTGAATGTAGATACTTCGGGATTTACGGCTTATTCTTCAGGGGGTACAGCCAAAAGGGTTTTTGAAATCGTAGCTCCATACCAGGAAAGTGAGTTATTCAATATAAAATTTGATCAGATTGGCGATATTATGTATCTCACAGCAGGAGGTGCAACCCATCGTCCACAAAAATTATCAAGATTTGGTGCTACTAACTGGACAATTGCCGATGTAGATAATATTGGTGGTCCAGTCCTTAACCGTGATCCTAACGAAACTGTCACCCTTACCGCATCGGCTGCAACCGGCACCATAACGGTAACTGCTTCTGCGCCTACATTCCTTGCTGCACATGTTGGCAGCTTGTGGGAACTCCGCGATGCCTCCGGGACCTTGGGCACGCGGGGATATTTCCGTATTACGGTATTTGGCAGCACAACGTCAGTAACAGCTGTAGTACAACAGACTTTATTTGGTACTGGTGCGTCAAAATTCTGGTTTGAGGCGGCATGGAGTGGAGTAAAAGGCTTTCCCCGGGCAGTTGCCTTTCACGAATCACGCCTTGCTTTTGGGGGAACTAACGAAAGTCCCTTGACCGTTTTCCTGTCTGCCAGTAATGAAGCGTTTGAGACTTTTGATGCTGATGACACAAGTGATGCAAGTGGGGCTTTGCAATTAGTGCTTGCCGGACAAAAAAACACCATACAATGGTTAGTATCTGATACGGATTTCCTGGTTGCCGGAACTTTCGGGGGGTTGGCATTTGTTGGCACTGCTAACAATTCCGAGCCTATAACTCCAACGAACGTAAAAGCAAAGAATGGTACAACTTTTGGATCAAGTAATATACAGGGACAACTGTTTAATAATTCCGTCAAATACCTACAGAAAAGCAAGACCAAAACCTACCAGGCGGAATATGATGATATAAAGCTGAAATATCTGTCAAAGGACTTAAATATATTAAATAATACTATTCTTGATGATGGAGTCACGGAAATATCAGCAGCAGAAGAGCCGATTTCCATATTGTTTATGGTAAGAACGGACGGACGTTTGGTAGGTATGGCACAGGAAGTTGAGCAGGAAGTAACAGCATTTTTTGAATATGAAACCGGTCTCAGAAGTGATGGTACGATTGATAAAATTGAAAGTATAAGTGTTATACCTGGTATAAAATTTGATGAAGTCTGGATAACAGTTGAGAGAAATATTGATGGGGGAACACTTCGGTATGTCGAATACATAGAGCCTGATGAGGACGAGTTGTATTATGTTGATAGCGGTATTGTTTATGATGATGTTGCCACCACGACTATTACAG